ATCGTGGTCACGCTGGGCACCAGATTGTCAGTGCGTGCATCACGCAGGGTGGTGTTGCGCTCTTTGCCGTTCTTGCCGATCACCGTGTAACGCGGGATGCCGTCACGGGTGTACCAGTGGCCGCTCTCGCTACCGCGTGGGTCTTTTGCGATCATCGCTGTGGTTCCTTTCCTTGTTTTGCATCGTTGTAGCCACGGCTGTATTCATCCTTCAAGCGCTCTTGAAAATGCTTTGCTAAATGATTGAAGAACACCTTAGCGCTCTCGTCAGCGTCGCCCTCAAACTTCATCTCAGCGCCGTTAAAGTCAAGTGCCCCAACCTTGTCTCCATGGCTCCAACCGTTTTCGCCGGGTCGATGAAAAATAAAGTTGTAGGTGGGCGTTGCTCGACCAATGGTTATCAGTTGGCTGTTCGGCACAGTCAGTTTGCTGTTGTGCCATCCGGCCATCTTTGGCAGTGTGTCAAAGTCATCCATCAGAACCACCCAAACCAAACGCCAGTGCCGTGAATCCAAGCGATGGGGAACAAGATAGCCCCAGCGACAAGAAAGCCCCACGCGGCGGTTTTAAGGCACACCACGATGTGTGTGACCCATGCGGCCAAAACCCACAGGCCCAATACGACGGGAAGTAAATCGTCCATCACAGCACCACCCAGTCTTCAGAAAGCATATCGCTTTGCGATGCCAGCCAGCCCATGAGAATGCAGTCGTCGGCCGTCTTCATGGTGATGCACGGCAAGACCTTCGCACAGCCGCCTTGCTCAAACGCAAAGTCGCTGTTGTTCTTTGACCAGAATTTGTCGTGGTCAACGTAGCGAACCAAAGGTGCGCCGCCAAGGTTGTCAGCAGACAACGACAGCCACATACCCTTGCCGTTCCAGCCCTTGCGTGCGATCTTGTGGCCGAGTTTCAAAGCCTCCAAGGCCAAACCAAAGGTCATGCCGTCTGCAACGCGGTAGGCGCGATTAAACACATCCTTGGGCGACCACGAGATGTATCCCGAATAGTTTGGATGGTTTGGCGATCCGCCGTCGATGTACTCGACCAGAAAACCTTCGTCGTCACCGTTCTCGTTGGCAGGCAATACCCAGTCACGCAGTTCGTTGTATGCGCGTCGAGTCATGGGTGTTGCATTGATCTCTTTGACTCCAATGTAGCGTTTCATTTTGCGTCCTCAAAAAGTTGTTGCGCCAGCAGGTAGCCTTCAAGCGGCCACGCTTTGTTGATCGCGTCTTCGTAGGAATACTTCTCGCCCAGTGCTTGGTTGTATTTGGTTTTGTCAACGCAAGCGCTCATGCCCAAAATGACGTAGCCGTTCTCCATGAACAACTGACAGATCGTGGTGGTGGTGTCAGGCAACACCGTGTAGACGGTGCGCTTGACTTTTGACTCGATGTCATTCAACGAGACGCTTGTGCGTTTTTTTACTTCGTGTTGATCCATTGCCGCTCTCCGGTTTGGTTTGATGAACTTCTTGATGGTGATTTTTGCAAAGCCAAACTACATCAAGTGGCCGACTGTAGTCGGGGTGATGGGCCTCGGCTTTTTTGCCGCACACCCAACACGGTTGGCGCGTGATGGTCTTGTACTTGAGTGCATTCCCAAGAATGATGTGGGCCGCACGACGCACTTTGTTTTCTGCTTGCCTCTTTTCGGTTGCCCGCTTGTGAGCGGCTTTCCCTTTGGGTGTTGCAAGATATGCCTTTTGTCGAGATAGACGGGACTCGCGCTCGTTCTCGTAGCGTTTTGCGTCCCTCTCTTTGAGGCATTGCTTGCATGAGGCAGTAAGACCATCGACACTCGCATTTCGTTTTTGAAATTCCGATTTTGATTTTTCCGTTCCGCAGGTTGAGCAGGTTTTCATGTGATCTCCTTCATGAACGGAATATATCATCAAAAGGGAATATCATCCTCCATGTCATCAAACCCAGAGCCGGATGGCGCAGAGGCTTGCTGACGCTCGGGGGCTTGGCCGTTGCGGGCCTGCCACTCAGGTGACCCTGAGATTTTTTGCTTCAGGTTGTCGCTGAAGGTGTCGAACATCGTCATGTCTGGCTCATCAATCGAGAAGATGCCGGGGGTGTTGAAGCCCTCTGGCAAGCCTGCTTTTTTGATGGCTGGTGGCACGGACATGATGGCCGCAATGTTGGTGTACTCTTTCCCGTTGGGTGCCGCTGACTTGATCACGGAGATCATTGCCCACGCGCCCAGCACGTTCTTGAGTTCAAAGCCACGCAACTCTTCTTGCGTGAATTCACGGCCACGCCATGTCTGCAAGTCTTTGCGCAGTGTGGCTTTTTCGGCCAGCGACAACGTGAAGTTTTTGCTGATTGACATCGGCTCGTTTTTGCCTGTGACGATTGGTTTGCCCGTGTCGTCTTCGCCGTGAACCTCGAACTGCAACATCACCTTTGGTAGGTGTTTGACTGTTCCAAGGTACTCGGACTTCTGGGTGCCCAGATCAACCACGCGGTAGCATCGTGCAAGGTGCATACCCTGCGGCACAGGGGTAAAGGTTCCACCGCCGCTTTCTTTCGCTATCAAAGCCATCATTCACTCCATTCAATTTCAGGTTTTAAAGTTCGACTTCTGGACACACCGCACTCAAAGCGGATGACACTCCAGTCGTCTTCGGTAGCAACGCCCATCTCAGCCCGGTGAAGGGCATCCTCGAGCATTTGCATTCGCTCAAGCATCGCTTGATTGTGTTCTGCTTCGTCGTTCATAATTCGCCTTCAGGTTAAACACGGCCTGACTGTACCACGTTTAATTTTTATTTACAAGACGCTTGCAAATTTATTTTCGTGGTGTATGATCCACTTAAACCAACAGCCGGAGGGTGCATGACACTTCAAGAGTATTTTCAAGATAAACCGAGGGGCGCACAGATTGCGCTTGCCCGCCAACTAGGTGTGAGCAAGACGTGGATGTCACTTCTCGTCACGGGGCGCGAAGTGCCCAGTGCTGGCCTCGCTCTGATGATCGAGAAATTCACACACGGAAAGGTCAAGCGCAAGGTGCTACGGCCAGACCTCTTTGGAGAGATCAAGTGATTTGGTACAAATTCCATCTCGGTGACTACATCACCCACACAACACACCTGTCTGACGCTGAAGACCTCGCGTACCGCCGACTGCTCGATTTGTACTACATGAGCGAGTCACCGATCCCCTTGGACACCGCCGTGGTGGCTCGGAAAATCCGCCTTGATTTGGACATAACCGAATCGGTTTTGTCGGAGTTTTTTGAAATCACTGAAGAGGGGTATCAAAACACACGTTGTGATGCTGAAATAGCAAAATACCAACATCAAGTGGCAACAAACCGATCCCTCGGGAAGCGAGGCGGCAGGCCGAAGAAAACCGAATTGGAAACCGAATCGAAACCGAACACAAACCCTAAGAAGATAAAGAATAAGAATAAGAATACATTGTCGGCAACGCGCTTTGAAGAATTTTGGGCCGCATGGCCGTCGAGTAAACGCAAGGTTGGCAAGGCCGCTGTGCTGGTGAAGTGGGAGAAGGCTGGCCTCGACGAAGTGGCCGACGTGATCATTGCCAACGTCAACGACCTGAAGGTGTCCGAACAGTGGACGGGTGGCTTTGAACCTGCCCCGATGACGTACATCAACCAGCGCCGCTGGGAGGATGAGTTGATGACCGACGTGGCTCCAAGCCGGAGAGTGATATGACCCCAGTCGAGGTGTTGCTGTCGCGACTCACAAAGGTCAAGGGCCGTAATGGCTCATGGACTGCGTGTTGCCCAGCCCACGAAGACAAGGGGCCGTCTCTCGCCGTGCGGGAGGCCGATGATGGCCGCATCCTGTTGCATTGCTTTGCTGGCTGTCCTACGGCCAACGTATTGGGTGCAATTGGGATGGATATGACCGACTTGTTTCCACCGGACAACAAGCGAAGCGAATACCCCGTCGAGGGTAAAAAAAGCATGAAGCCCGCGTTCTACGCCAGCGACTTGATCCGCATCTTGGGATTCGAGGCATTGGTGGTCAGCATATGTGCCAGCGACTTGCGTCGCGGTGTTGCGCTGAAGGACGAGGACTACGAGCGATTAAAAGTGGCACAACAGCGAATTGAAGAGGTAATGCACTATGCAAACATCTAGCGTCGTCGAACGCGCCAAAGCCCTTGATGAGGCCCGCCGCGTTCGTGTTTTAAAACCTGAAGAGGTTGATGTCGAAAAGTATCTGCACGCAAACGACGTCACACACAAAGTCAAAGAGGTTGGCGGCTGGCTCCAAGAGTTGCGCGATGAGTTGGCGAACCCTGTGGCCGAAGTCAACCAGACCATGCCATGGCCGAAGACTGAACACAGTTTCCGCTACCGCCCCGGCGAGGTCACCCTGTACGCAGGCTCCAATGGTGGCGGCAAGTCACTGATCACCGGGCAGGTCGCGCTTGGCCTGATCAAGCAAAAGCAAAAAATCTGCATCGCATCGTTTGAGATGAAACCCAAGCGCACGTTGTACCGGATGCTCCGCCAGTTCGCTGGCGAGAACATCGAGTTCCCCAAGTTCATGTCCAAAGAAAAGTACATGGGCCGCATCCTCGACCGCTTCCACGCATTCGCAGGCAACCGTCTGTGGCTGTATGACCAGCAAGGCACTGTCAGTTCACAACAGGTGATTGCCATGGCTCGATACAGCGCGATGGAGTTGGGCGTCACTCACGTCTTCATTGACTCGCTCATGAAGTGCGTGTCAGGCGAGGACGACTACAACGCGCAGAAAATGTTTGTCGATGAACTGACCGCGCTGGCGCGTGATCACAACATCCACATCCACCTGATCCACCACATTCGCAAGTTGCAAAACGAAGAGATGCAACCGAACAAGAAC